CAGGGTGGCAAACTTTGCTTCGAGAGTTGCAGATGGATTGGACCAAGAAAATTCAGCAACATTCAAACCTGATGCTGATTACATTAAAAATAAAAAAATTGCAATACAATTGGCAAAAAGATATATAGACGATTTCAAAAAAATGCAGGCAGATCCAAAGTTTGCTGATGAAATTAGAATGGAACCAGGAGCATACAATCCAAAAAAAGATCTCAAAGGTAAGGCAAAAGAAACGGAGGCGTTTGAAGGTTGGGTAGATAGTGTTGGTGAGGCGACTATTAAACCTTATGTATCTATGTACAAAGATGACAAGGATGGCAAGATGATATACGATGTCTTAGACAAAGATAGCAATTCAGCTTTCAAATCAAAAGATTATGATGCGGCAACAGAGTATTTGAGACAAAATTATGACAAATTAAGAGAAGTAGAACACCAACCTAAGGATAAAGAATTAGAAAAAAAAGACAAAGAAAATGCAATGAAACTTGATGTTACCAAAGCAGACAAAATGATGAACACAACTGCCTTCAAAAGAATGCAGGCAGGTGACGAAAGATATGCAGACAAAACTGAGGGCAACGAGTTTGCAAATGCCGTGAGAAAAGCAAAAGCGGCAGGCATGAAAGCAGGCGACAAATTCAAAGTTGGAGATCAAGAGTACACTTTAAAAGATGCTATAGAAATAGCAGGATTACAACTTGAAGAATTCTTTTCAGAAGAAGAACAAGCATACGATTCACAAATAGACAGAATCAAGGCTCTATCATTTTACCAATAATAACGGTTGATTTCACATAAATATAGTTGTATATTATAGCAAATGCTTAATATATTTAGGCAACAAACATAGGCACAAATAGGAGGCTTACATTATGGCTACATTGGCTGAAATAAGAGCGAAGTTAAAATCACAAGAATCTAGTCGCTCAGGTTCACAAACAGGCGGAGACAACGCCATTTATCCACACTGGAATATAAAAGAGGGCGACGAAGCAGTCGTTAGATTTTTACCAGACAAGGATACCAACAATACATTTTTCTGGACTGAAAGAAACATGATCAAACTGCCTTTCGCAGGCATCAAAGGTCAAACTGACTCAAGACCAGTAACTGTACAAGTCCCTTGCATGGAGATGTATGGCAAGACTTGCCCGGTGCTAACAGAAGTTAGACCATGGTTCAAAGACAAGAGCATGGAAGACATGGGCAGAAAATATTGGAAAAAGAAAAGTTATATTTTCCAAGGTTTTGTTGTCAATAATCCATTGGCAGAAGACACAACACCAGAGAATCCAATAAGGAGATTTATTATTGGACCTCAAATATTCAACATTATTAGAGCGGCATTATTAGATCCAGAAATGGAAGAATTGCCAACTGACAGTGTGAGAGGTGTTGATTTTAGAATCACAAAAGCAACAAAAGGTGGTTATGCTGATTACTCAACATCAAAATGGTCAAGAAGAGAAAGAGCACTCGACGAAGCAGAAAGAAGTGCTGTTGAAAAGTTTGGATTACACAATCTAAATGACTTTAGACCAAAAGAGCCAACTGAAGCAGAAGTAAAAATAATCAAAGAATTATTTGAAAAATCTGTTGATGGCGAGGCGTATGATCTTGACAAGTATGGACAATACTTCAGACCAGCTGGCGTGGCTTACCAAGGTTCGCAAGGTTCAACTCTACCAAAAGCAGAAGAACCTGCTAAAGTTGAACACACTCATGACAATGGTACAACACACAGTCATGCAGGTGGTGATAAAGAACACACGCATGAAGAAGCAAAACCAGTAGCAGAAACTACTGCTCCAGCACAACCAAGTACAGATAGTGCCAAAAGAGCAGAAGATATTTTGAAACTAATAAGATCGAGACAAGCAAAATAATCTGACATTTTACCAGGGCCTTGATTATTGACAATCGAGGCCTTGTGTATTATAATAAGGACATATATGACAAAACCATTTGACGCAACAAAATTTAGAAAGAGCATAACAAAGTCCATTCAAGGACTTGGAATTGGATTTAGCGATCCAACAGATTGGATATCAACAGGCAACTACGCACTCAACTATTTGATATCTGGAGATTTTAACAAAGGTATTCCCCTAGGCAAAGTATCAGTACTTGCCGGTGAGTCTGGTGCAGGTAAAAGTTACATAGCATCAGGCAACATTATTAAAAACGCACAGGATCAAGGTATATTTGTAATATTGATTGATTCGGAGAACGCACTAGATGAAACTTGGCTTCAGGCACTAAATGTGGACACGTCGGAAGAAAAACTTCTAAAATTAAGTTTATCCATGGTGGACGATGTGGCAAAAACAGTATCGGAGTTCATGAAAGGATACAAGGAACAACATGCCGACAACAAGGAGTCTGCTCCTAAAGTGTTGTTTGTAATTGACAGCTTAGGCATGTTGCTTACACCAACAGATGTTGATCAGTTTGAAAAAGGCGAGATGAAAGGTGACCTAGGTAGAAAGCCAAAGGCACTAACAGCATTGGTAAGAAACTGTGTAAACATGTTTGGCAGTTGGAACGTGGGACTTGTAGCTACAAATCACACATATGCATCACAGGACATGTTTGACCCAGATGACAAAATCTCGGGTGGACAAGGCTTCATATATGCAAGTTCAATTGTGATTGCAATGAAAAAATTAAAACTAAAAGAGGACGAAAAGGGAAATAAAATAACCGACGTCAGAGGTATAAGAGCCGCTTGTAAAGTAATGAAGACAAGATACGCTAAACCATTTGAAAGTGTGCAAGTAAAAATTCCTTACGACACAGGAATGGACCCATACAGCGGACTTGTGGATTTATTTGAGAAAAAAGGAGTGCTTACACAACAAGGAAACAGATTGAAATACGTTGATTCTTCAGGAAAAGAACATTTGGACTTTAGAAAAGCCTGGATCGGATCCAAATTGGACATGCTTATGGATGATTTTGATAAATTATCAAAAGAATCTGAGGCAAAAAATGATTGATATGACACACGAAGATATCGAACGTATATGGAACTCCATGATCCATTATATTCCAGAAAGATCAAAACTAGACGCCGCTATCGACTTCGTCAAGACACTTGACGACATGGGCATAGAAGAAGATGAAATAAAAGCATCTGCCGAATATGATCCAAAACTCGAAGAAGCGATTAATACAGTTTACGATGAGCAGGAAGAAGAGGACAACAATGTCGATATCGAACGGTATGAAGACCATTAATTGGTACAACGAAGTAAGCAGAAGTCTTGATAAGATACCAGATTGTATTCTCCATTTTGAAGCGGAATACCAAAATGCAAAAAAAGAAGTAAAACTTTACGGCAATCTTGAAAGAGCATCGGCGGCACTTCCTGGTGTTGTAGAAGAAAGATTTAGTCAACTACAACAGATTGAAGCAATTTTAGAATATTTAAACATAGAATTAAGAAGACTGCGTTCCAAATCATTCAAAAAATTTTTAGAAAACTACAACAGAGCTTTATCAAGCAGAGATGCTGAAAAATATGTTGATGGTGAACAAGATGTTGTAGACATGGACAAGATAATTAATGAGTTTGCATTGTTACGTAATCAATGGTTAGGCATCACCAAAGGACTAGATCAAAAACAATGGCAAATTACTAATATTGTTAAACTGCGAGTTGCAGGAATGGAAGATGCCAACATCAAATAGAATTATACTTACAGACGTAGACGGAGTTTTACTAGAATGGGAAAAACATTTCACAGACTGGATGCTCCAACGAAATTATTACAATGACAAAAATGAAAGAATATATCCTTACAAATTGCTACCGAACAAAGAAAATACCTATGAGATGGCAGAAAGGTTTGGATTAGAAATACATCAAATAAGAAAAGAAATAAGAGAGTTCAACAAAAGTGCATGGATGGCAACACAGTGTCCAATGGAAGATTCACAAACCTGGGTAAAACTATTAGCCGCAGAGGGTTGGACATTCATACCAATCACTTCACAGACATCAGATATACCAGCACAAATAGTTAGGAAAAAAAGACTTGGAGAATTATTTGGTGATCACATTTTCAAAAATTACCATATCCTGGACACCGGAGCAGACAAAGATTCCGCTTTAGCAGAGTTTCACAACACGGGACTGTATTGGGTCGAGGATAAGCCAAAAAACGCACTAGCCGGGCTCAAATACGGTTTAAAGCCTATATTAATAGACCATCAATATAACCGAGATTTCAAACATCCTGATATTACCAGAGTAAATAATTGGCAACAAATACACAAATTAGTATCAGGAAGAAAATGAAAATATACGTAGGCCACGACAGTAGAGAAGACATAGCATATCAGGTGTGTGAACACAGTATTAAAAGACGAGATCCGTCCGCAGAAGTTATACCTTTAAAACAAAAACAAATGCGTGAGCAGGGACTTTACACCAGACCGATAGATAAACTTGCATCAACCGAATTTACTTTCACAAGATTTTTTGTACCATACATGAACGACTTCAAAGGATGGGCCGTTTTTTGTGATTGTGACTTCTTATGGAAGATACCTAGCCATGAATTAGTAAAATATTGTGATCCATCTAAGGCGGTAATGTGTGTGCAACATGATTATACCCCTAAAGAAACAACAAAGATGGACGGGCAAACACAGACTGTATACCCGAGAAAAAATTGGTCCAGCATGGTTTTATGGAATTGCGAACATCCAAAAAATAGAATACTTACACCAGAAGTTTTAAACAAAGAAGAAGCAAAATTTTTACACAGGTTCAGTTGGCTTGAAGATAATGAAATAGGAAATTTACCACATGAATACAATTGGTTGGTGGGTTGGTACAAAGAACCAAACGATGGCAAACCTAAAATCTTGCACTACACAGAGGGCGGTCCGTGGTTTGATGGTTACAGAGATTGCGAGTACGGGGACGTATGGAAGAAGGAATTAATAAACCTTTTTAGTTCATGATGAACTGGAACAAATTACAAACTAAACACTATTTTGCAGAACCTGTTGAATATATTCATGCATTCGATATTTTTGATCAAAAAGAATATGATAAATTGTATGAAAATCAAAATAATTTAAGTCATCCAGTTTGGGAAGCCTTCGATAAACAATACAGAACAGGCTTTGAATTCAAAGAAGATATCACAGATATAAATTTTAATAAAGAAATAATAGCCCTATGGTTCTTTAGAGAAAGAAGCGATA